CGGGCGTTCTCTTCCATGGCCTGAATCATCTCAGACCACTGCTTAGGCTCGACCATGATGTAAGGAATCATACGCGTCTCGGGACTTGTGATCCGGCGACCTCGAAGCCGTCCATCTCGTAGCTGTATTGGATGCCGACCCAGCCGCCGGCGGCGACGTAAGCCTGGAGCGATACCTTGCTGGCCCCGTCTTCGTGCAGGGCTTCGTGGTAATGGTTGAGCAGCTTCTTCATCCGGGTCGAAGCGATGGCGGCCTTGGCGCTGACTAGGTCTCCGCACATCACCCTCTCATTTACCTCAAAAATCTCTTCGATGAGGTGACGCATGGCATCGCAGTGTTTAAAGGAACTCATCGGCTGCGGTTCTCCATCTCGGCGATGACGCGCTCGTTGTGCATAGCCACGGCGTAGGCCCGGTCGTGCTTGGCAATCCAGTGCTCGCGGGAACTGGCGAGGCGGGTGACCTCTTGCCGGAGGTTCGTGATTTCCTCGGACTGGTCGACGATGATGTGCGCCTGCATATCCAGCGCGCGCTCCTGCCGATCGCAGAGGGCGCGGAGAGCGTTGGCGGCGGTGTGCAGCGTCCGGGCGTAGCTCCAGGGGAAGAGCCACCAGAGGCGGGGCTTGTCGTTGGGTCGGATGATGGTCATGGGTTTGTAGGGGCGGTGGGATGGGTCAGGCATGGGAAAGTGCGGCGAGGCGGGCCTTGCGCTTAAGGTAATACCGGTGCTTGATGGCGGCGACTTTCTCAGGGTTACGCTTCTTCCATGCCTTCACATGGATTTGGTGTCTGGTAGGGTTGTGGTATTTGCTGGCAGGCTGAGGAACCCTACCGAGCCAAGTGGTCTGGGTAAGTTTAATCCAAGTGGAGAGCGTCTGCAAGGTGGTGCCCAAAGCGTCGGCAGCTTCGCCTCGAGTCTTGCGAGCCGCGTTGAGCGCAGCCATCTGCGGAAGCAGGGCTTCGAGACGACGGGCATTGAAGACCGCAATCGGCTTGGTCAGCGGGATGTCGCGACCGAGAAAGGTCACCGAGGTGACGAACTGAAAGTTAGCGTTAGGCATGGTTGTTGCGCTTGTAAGGGCCACGGCGCTTGAGGTTGACCCAAGTCGTCCCGGTGATGTCGAGCCACATCCGCAGGGTGCAGACAGTGGTCTCGAGGGCGGCGGCGGCATCGGCCTGAGACTTGCCGGCGGCGTTGAGCGCGGCGATCTGCGGGAGGATGGCCTGCAAGCGGTTCGCGGCGTAGACGGCCATCGGTCGCTTGAGGGGGATAGGCCGACCAGCGAAGGTGAGGTGGTCGGTGTAGGGGTGGTGTGCGTTGGGCATGGTGGGAGATTAGAACTTCGGGTTGTCGATGATCTCGAGGATGTCCGGAAAGGACGGATCGAGGAAGACAGCCAGGGCGTAGCCGAGGGCGAGGGCGATGAGGAGGTAGGCGATGAGTTTCATATTTGGTGTGCGGAAACATCCTTGGCAGACTGTTCCACATTCGTCAAGGGTCTTTCCACGGAGGGCCTGCGACCCTCATTCAAGGGTCTAGGATTTTAAGCCCCCAGGTCATAAAGGCCCGCCATGATGAGCGTACCCCTCGCCGGATAGGTACAAGATGCCACCCTAGCCCGCCCTGTCAAGGGGTATTAGACCCCTCTGGCTTGCCCTAGGAGACGCTTTGACGGCGGGAGCGTATGAAGACCGCCACCCCTACCCCTAGGCACCCCACGGCCAAGGCCCAGCCAAGGTCGCGGACGGCTTTCAGCGCAAGGGTCGCAGCTGACAGACCCTGCTCGACGCTGACCGAGTCGGACTTGATGCCCGCGTCCGTCACGATCATGACCAGGGCGTCTCGGGATTGGAGGAGGTCGAGGACCACGCCGGCGATGTAGGCGGACGCAAACGCCGACAGGCCCGCGAAGGCCGTGAGCAGGCAGACCGCCAAGACGAGGTTACTTCCCCCGTTTGGCTGCTGGCTTGATGGCTTTGCCTTTCCCATGGGGCTTCTTTGGTTTACCGACGACCGCGGCGACTTCCTTTTCTCCGCGGGCTTTCACATACTTGAGCAGATAGTCCAGACACTCGGGGGCTGCGTAGCCTGCCGCACCGACGACGCCCATCCGTAGGCCCGGGCTTTGGATGTGCTCCTGGATGGCGTACCCGACCAAGGCCGCAGTGATCGCGGCGGCGCACACCCGGCGGACGACCCAGCCCAGGGACACGGGTTCGGTCGAGAGCAGCAGGCGGGCCGTCATCGCGAGACCGCCGAGGATGGAGGCGACGAGGCCGTCCTTGACCTCCTTCGGGATGTCCTCGGGGTTGAAGGGTGCGGCGCTCACGAGATGCGGGGAGGCTTGGCGTTCGGGTTCAGGAGCACGCGGCGGTAGTCCTGAGCCCAGAGCATCTTGGCGAGGGCTTTGCCGGCCTTGTCCACTTCGCCTTCGGAGAGGCCGGGGAAAAGCAGGTGGACCTGCTCATGGCAGAGGACTTCGAGCTGACGCTTGGCACCGAGGCGGGGGTCAATCTCGATGAGGTCTTCGCCGATCGTGGCCTGACCCCATGCACGCTCGCGGCCTAACTTGCGCCAGACGACCTTGACCGGCTTAGGCTTGCGGCGGGACATCGTCGGAAGGTTTGTTCACCGAGTCGCGGATTTTATCCCAGAGCCACCAGAGGCAAAGCCCTGCGGCGATGGCAGCCGTGCCGATGGCGACCCACATAAAGGCCGGGTGGTCGTAGATGAAAGGCACCGAGCCCGCGAGAGCGGCGCAAGCGAGCAGGGGCACGCCCAGGCGAGGACCGAGGAACGCCGTCGTGAGGGCCCCACATGCGAAGAGGCCAGCCCCGAGTAGGCTCCAGATGTTATTACTGGCTTCCTGTTTAACGCGGACGACCTCCTGCGTTAATTCCTCGATGCGCTTGTCCCGGGCGGCAAGGGCGGCCTTGCTCGCGGCGACTTGGGCTTCGAGGTTCGTCCAGGCTTGCTCGGCTGCCTTCTGCTTCTCGGCGGCCTTGGCTCGCTGTTTTTCGTAGTCGGCAGGGGTGGCCTTCTCCGATCGTTGGCGGGCGTAGGCGAGGTCGCCTTCGGTCGGCTTAGGCAGGAAGGAGCCAGCCACTGAGAGCTCAGACTCGACGACGGCGGGCTTGCCTGCGGTGTTCGCTTCCCGGGCGATGGTCACGGCTGCGGCCACGCGGGAGTCGATGACGTCAAGGGTCGAACCGACTGCGGTCAGGTCCGGCGCCTTGGGGGCGGGGACGGGTGCAGGGAGTTCGGCCTTGGGGGTGGACTTGCACCCAGCCAGGACCGCAAAGGCGATGACGGCTAGGAGCAGGCGCACGGCTTACTTGCCCTTGAGGGCGTCGAGAGCCTGACGGCCTTTGGCTTCGAGCTCGCTGGCCTTGGCGGCGTGCTTGCGGAAGACGAGGGCACCGGCGACGAAGCCGACGAGGAGGGCGAGGAGGTGGGTGATCATGGGAGTTGAGAAGCGTTAGGGTCGAAGACTTCGACCTTCACAAGAGGGCCGAGGTCGACGGGAGTCTGCGGGGCGTCGAACGTGACGAGGACATAAGCGCCATTAGACGCGGCAGGCTCTCCGTTCCACTGAGGGAAGACGGCTTTCAGGAAAGCGTAAGGATCGGCGAGAGATACGCCGTTCATAGATACTTTGTAAGTAGTGCTCATTTTATCCTTCGATGTATAGGTTTCCTCCGGTGCAGTGCATGATGCCGCGAACCCCAGGAGTCGCCGTGGCTTCGACCTGTTCTCGATACATGCTCCAGCCAGCAGTGCTAAGTCCAGTCGGGCCAGCGCTCGTCGTGGCGGCCTGTGCGCCGTCGATGTAAAGGGTGACGTTGCCGGTGCCGTCCGAGTAAATCACCCAGTCAATGACCTTCTTGTCAGACTGCTGAATGGTAGTAGCGACATCAGTAAGGCTCGTTCCGTTGTGGACGGTAAGGGTAAAGAAAGGCGAAGTTCCTCCGACCTTTTTCCAGCCGAACCCTTTGCCGGTCATGTCTCCGGTGGCGTTATTGTTATATCCCCCCAAGGTGATACGACACATCGTGTTAGCGTCGCCTATATAGTTGGTAGCAATATTAAAACCAGCGCAGGTCTTTCCACTTAGCCAGATCTTCTTGCTGAAATCAATCAGCTGATTGTTTGCTCGGCTCATAAGGCAGGCAGTCTGATTGAAAGTAGGGACGCCAAGCCAGTAGGCGGCTCGCCCTGTAGCTAGAGAGTTCAGGTAGATTTCACGTACCCCTGAGTTGTTAGTACTAGCAGCTCCACTTCCAGAAATAGCAGTGCTGTTAATGTAATTCAAACTGCGGTTTTCTGGCCGAGTAATGATTGCGGGAATATTAAGGAGCGCCGGGACTAGACTAGACGAGTTTGATGTGATGGACTCCGCATTGGTCGCCAACTCCACCTTGCCAGCCGCCGTGGTCGAGGCCGCCGGGACTTCCTGCTGGACGAAGGCCGTGGTCGCGATCTGCGTGGTGTTGGTAGCGGCGGCAGCCGTCGGGGCGGTCGGCGTTCCGGTCAGGGCAGGGCTGGCGAGGTCGGCCTTGTTCGCGGCGCTGGCGATCGTGAAGTAGGTCGAAGCAGCCGAAGCCGTAGTCAGGTAAGACGACATCCCGCTGATCGGCTGGTAAGTCGACGCCGCCGTGGCCGTGGTCAGGTAGTTGCTCGCCGTCTCGACCGCCATCGTGCCCAGCCCGAGATTCGTCCGGGCCGTGCCGGTGTTCGCCAGCCCGCTCAGGTTGTCCGCCTTGAGCAGGAAGCCAGTCGGGCCGGGGTAGGCAACGGTCTGAACGCTGTCACCAGTCGGGCCACGGAAGAAAATCTGCGGGTAACCTGCGATGGTCGAAAGAGTCAGAAAATACGAGTTGCTGGTGCTGGTCATCCCTAGGATGCCAGCGCCAACAGTCGTAGTATCTGGAGAACTAGAAACTAAGATGTCATTAGTAAACGTAGCCCCCGAGAGGTTCGCTTTGCCCGCAGCCGAAGCGATCGTGAAGTAAGTCGAGGCCGCCGTGCTGGTCGTCAGATACGAGCTCATGCCTGCCAGGGTCTGGTAGGTGCTGGCCGCGTTGGACTGCGTGAGGTAGGTCGAGGCGGCAGCCGAGGTCGTCAGATACGAGCTCATGCCCGACAGGGTCTGATAGGTCGAAGCCGCGGTCGTAACGGCGAGCTTCGCGTCGAGGGCCGACTGGAGATCCGTCTGCGCCGAAAGCGTGCCGGTGATGGCTCCCCAGGCAACGGAGGTCGCAGGGGTGACGCCGCCGACATTGATGACCCAAGCCGTGTAGGTTCCCGAGCCGGTGTGGTAGTTCACATCTACGGACAACGCACCCGTGCCCGAGTTGTAGGTGAGCACCTCGCCGTGCATATGGTTCGAGGCGTCGTAGGAAATCGTGATGTTCTGGGTCGGCGTATAGGACAGGCCCGTACCAATCGTGAAGGACTTCGTGCCGTTGCTTACCGTGTTGCTCGTCGTCGAGCTCGTCAGGTAGCGGTCGCCCGGGATGATGGTCGTCCAGGAAGAGTCGTAGTTCGTGCCGGAGTTCTTCGTGAGGACCTGCCCGGTGGTGCCCGCGGTAGGCTGGCCGGCGGCGATGACGGCATAGGTCGAGGCGGCGGTGGCGGTCGTCAGGTAGGACGACATCCCCGCAAGAGTCTGGTAGGTCGAGGCCGCCGTGGCGCTGGTCAGGTAGGTCGACAGGTCGACGGAGAGGTTGCCAGACGTGACGGACAGCGGGGACGAGACGCTTGTGATGTAGCTCGCAACGGTCGCCCAGTCGACGTCGTAGTTGGAGTTGCTGACCTTGACCAAAGCCTGACCAGTCGTGCCGCCAGTGGGGACATCGGAGCCGGCGGGGAAGGCGGTCGTCTGAACGGACGCGTCAGGAAAGCGGATGCCCTGGGACGGCTGGATCGTGAAGTATCCGTAGCCAGTATGGTTAAGGGTCAGGGAGGTCGGCGTGAGGTTCGCGACGTTGGCGCCTGCGCCTTGCACGGTGACGCCGGCGAAGGTCGGGGTGTAGAGCAAACCGAGGCCGAGGTTATCGCGGGCCGTGGCGAAGTTCGTCAGGTCGGAGAGGTTGTTCGCCTTGACCGCGTAGGCGCCGAGGTTGACCGTAACCCAGTCCGTATTATAGTTCGTGCCGTCAATCTTCTGGAGATACTGCCCAGCCGTGCCGCCAGCGGGAACGCCCTGGCCAGCCGGACCAGTCGCTCCAGGAACACCGACGCTCCCGCTCAGGGTGCCAGTGATGATGCCCGTGACCGTGCCCGTCACCGTGGACTGGTCAGCGGCGAACGTGCCCGAGATGGTCCCGAAGGTCGAGGCCGTGGACGTGATGATCGCGTCAGGCATGGCTTAGACCGTGACGGATTCGATGACGCTTACGCGGAAGATTTCGGAGCGGCTGACAGTGGAGCCAGGGAAGACGAACTTGATGTCCCAGCGCCCGAGGCCGATAGCCCAGTCCGCCGTCGAGCCGGTGTAGGCCACCGTGAAGGACAGGCCGTCACCCGCCTTGGTGATGGTCATCGCGTACTGGTTGAACTGCTTGTCCTCGAAGGTCGAGGTGATCGTGGTCGTGAGCAGGTTAGCCGGACCAGAGGCACCCGGAGTCCAGGTGAACGTGCAGGCGAAGGTGTTGCCCCTCGAGACGGTTACGGTGTTTGGGCAGCTCATCGGGTCTTAAACTTGCCCCGATTGGAAGGGGGGTCAGAAAGCCGTGAAAGTGTCGATGTCCGTGACGCCAGTGATTGTGGTGAATCCGATGCTCTGGCCGAACCAAGGGCTCGTTGGCGGATTCGATAGGAGGGCGTCCGAGTTTATCGTAAGGGTTCCTGTCGTATAAGTTACAGTCAGGCCGACAAATCCGTTGTCGATGTCGTCTTGGTCTAGGAGATTATTTGCGCTCGTGTAAAGCGGGTTGCTTGTTCCGTTACCACTCCAATCATAAGCGCCGATGCTGAAATAAGAATCATAGGGAGAAACTCCGCCTCCATTCTGAAAGCCAACAATCGGAGCGACGTATTCGTCATGTGGGTCGCTGTTAATATCCAACCAGAAGAAGGTTCCAGGCCATTGCCCTACCCTGACAAACAGTCCCTCGTCAGGCCGGAATCCAGAGTCGACGATTAGGCTGTGCGGTTGTGGCTGTAAGTTGGCGTCTGTCTCAAACTGGTCGTAAGCGCCGATGAGCGGGCAGCGCAGTTTGGCCCATGTTGACCAAGCCCCCGACTGTCCGATGACGAAACCCATCAGATCCGGGCGTAGTAGTAACGCGCCGTAAGTCCGGCCAACTTGATGCGGTCAGCCCACAGCGAGCCGGTGACGTACTGATTGACGGTATAGACGCCGCCGCCGACTTCCGTAATCTTGGCGAGCGTGATGAAGCCATAGAGGTCGGAGTCGGAGCCGGCCGGGTCGGAGCCCTGCGTGATGATACGCGGATAGGGGTCGTCTGCCGTGCCGTCTGGTGTTTGGGCAGGGAACTCGTTTGTTGCGGCATCCTTGCCCACGCGCAGCGCGACCCAGCATTCGCCGGTCGTAAACTCGGGGATGAGCTGATAGCCAGGGGTTAGGTCGTCGAGATACTCCCAAGCCTCGGTGACGGTGTTGAACACCTGCGGCATGAGGTTGTTGATCGTGCCCGGACAAATCTCGTAAGTCCTGAACTCGGCCAAGTCCTTGATGTCGTGAACACGGAACGGGAAACAACCGTCGCCGTCGTCCTGCGCTGCGCAACTTCCCGCGGTAAGGCCGATGTAGTTGGTCGAAGTCCAGTCGGCCGGCCCGACGAACTCCTGGAACCAATCCTCGTTAGCCGGGGTTAGTGCGTTAAGGTTGGTCAGGGTGTCCGCGTTGACGATGTAAGACCAGGCGTCAGGGGTGGAGTTCTTGTTGAGGTTGTACGGATCGTTCGTCTCGTTCAGGTCGTCCTGGTTACACAGCGTCGTTCCGGTGAAAATGACAGGAATCTGAAGGTCTATGGGGCCGACGATGTGCTGGTCGATGACGTAGGTAAACCCTTCGATGGCGGAAGCGGTCGCCGTGATAGTGGCGATAAGTTTTACTGAGTAGCCCCACTTGACCGGGTTAAACCAAGTCGTATGACAGTTTCCCCAATCTCCAGAAAGGCCGGTTGAAGTTGCGTCATAGCCGGTCATTTTCTGGATGTTCGTCTTGTTGACGTACTCCGAAGGCCCTGTCTCAGAAAAGATGGCGTTTTCGATGGCGTCTCCGGCCTTAAAAATGGAAACCCAAGGCGTCTCTGCGTTAAGCAAGTCTGAGTTCGTGTCGTCGTTAGACTGGTTGATGTCGAACTTGCTGATCGTGACATAATATGTTCCTTCGCTCGTGATGTTATAATATCCTCCTGCCTCCATCCATGGGTCAAGCGCAGTGCCTGACCCGGCCGTTCGGGTGATTCCAGATCCGTAGACTGCAACTTTGCTGATCCATGCTTGTCGCTGGTCGTAATGACCGCCCAAGCGGACTCGCGGCATATTGCTCTGAGTAAATGAGACAGTCCCCTTTGCAATCTGGAGTTTTTTCAATGCTCCGACTTTCTTGAACGAGACTAGGAACTGCTGAAGAATGCTACCATTCGAGCCGTCCCATTCGCTCCAGGGCTGCTCAACGTTAAGGTTCGTCCCTAGGCTGGATGACGTGAACGTGTAACCGACACCGGGCTGGATGCTCATGGGGCTACGTATTCTTTATAGACGTTACTGTCCCATCCGTTGTCGTTATATCGGATTTCATACATGACCTTATAAAGCGAACCGTATTCCTCTACGTTGACTTGTGAAAGCAAGTTGCGAGGTCCGACGTTTACAGCAGATCCGACTGGGGCCCAATCGGGAAGCAGTTCCCATGATCCCCATGCGGTGGTCTCTGTGGTTCTTCCAAGGAATCCCAATATGTCGATTACTGAGGTGTCATCTTTTACGTAGATTACGCCTGAGTAAGTCGTAGTAGGAGCGAGATACTGGGTCTTTCCGTAGTATTGCGGCCAGGTAGGGTCGACGAATCCGATGAACCTTCCGCCGTTTGGCTTTTCAAAACAAGCGCCGTTAAGACCGATGAATGCTGGTTGGCCGTTTACGAGAGGCGCAAGATTGTTAGGGGTGTCCTGAAGGAAGGGAGGCGGGCCGGCAATCGCTCCGATATATCCCGTCTGAGCAGTAAAGAAGTTCGGATGAGTGGTGATGTTCTCAGCGGTCAATCCGTTGGCGGCTGATGTGTTAGGGAAAGTAAACTCTCCCTCGTTTACGGAAAGAGGGATGCCGACGTAGTCCACGGTCACGGTGGCGATGCCCAGGGCGTCCCAGCTGACGGAGTAGGAGTTGGCCTTCAGGAAAGAATAGGTCGCGTCGGGGTGATCCGTGCCGCGGGCGAACTCAGCCGCAATATCAGTAGTATGGTCGCACTTGAAGCGCGTCGTAGACGTGCCAAGTCCGAAAGGATTACGGTTATATGTCCAACCTGGCTGAATGATTGGAGCAAGTAGGTCGTTTCCATTTTCAATAAGTGCCATGATAGTAAATTACATTTGGTCTCCGTAGCCGGGGAACTGTTTGGACTCGGTGAATGGAACAGGGACGCCTCCTGAACCGCCTTTATTGGCGATTTGCTCAAGGAGGGCTGTCTGCTTCTGAGATTCTTCGAGCTGAAGGTTCATGGCCTGCATCACGGGGTTGGCACCGACGCCGATGACGTTGCCGAAGCCTTCGGGGCCTTTGAAGTCCTTGCCTTTAGGCTCTGCGGTGACTTCAGATGCCTTCTTGCTGGCGGCGACAGCCGGGGCAATCATGCGGGCAATCACGGCCTGAACGTCAGCGTTTTTCGCCATGTCTTCAGCGGCGTTCGCATCAATGCCGGTCTTTAGTCTGAAGCCTCTGAACCCGCCGATTTCGCTGGCGACCTTGTCGCGCATACCGGGCTGTTCAAGGAACTTAGTGTATTCAGTCAGCTTTGCGGTCTTGGCCATCTCGCGTTCCTTTTCATCCTGCTCCCTGGCGGCGCGAGTCTTAGCAAGGACGACAGTCTCCGAGTCCAGATACTTAGACTCTGCTTTTACGGCGAAGTCATAAGCCTCCTTGATGTCGGCCTTACGCTTTTCGATTGCTGCGCTGATGTAATTGATGGCCGCATTTAGCAGGACCATCGGTGCGACAAAGCCCAAGGCGATGTCCTTAAAGGCCGTGCTGAACTTCTTCTGGATGTCCTCGACCTGCTTGCCAAAGGACACGGTGGCCGTCTTGGCTTTTTCCATGGCCTGCGGGACGTCTGAGGACGTCTTGATGTTAAGCTCCAGGGATTGGCTCATCGGGTGTTTCCTTTGCAGGATTGGAAGGGGTCGCGGCGGCTTTCTCCTTGGCTTCCTCTTCGGCCATGAACGCTTCTTCCTCCGGGGACATGATCGCCACGTCGGCACCCTTGCGGATAGCCAAGGCGGAGTTCAGCCAGATGGCCTGACACTCTGGCATCTCCCACGCTCGCTTCTCTTCGATGCCAGAGGCGATGAGGTTGGCGACGATGGACAGAGGCCAAGGCACCCCCTTGTCTCCGCCCCCTGACTTAGTCTTGCTCTGCTCCCAGAACTTGGGCCAGTCCTGCACGAGGATGTAGCCGGCAAAGGCTTCCAGCAGGCGCTCGAACTTCTCAGGGTTGCGGGACAGGGACATCAGCCGCAGCTCGTCGACGAAGCCAATTTTATCCCCTAGCGGTTCCTCGGCGCAGACCTTACACGCGAAGAGCAGATCGGCAGGGCTGATGCCGCGGGAGCCATCGACCAGCGGGGAGTCGAAGGCCATAAGGCGCACCCGATACTTCAGGCACCAGGGGTAAAGCGAACGACCCAGCAGCCGAAAGGGCGCCGGGTCGACGTAAGCGTTCAGGAAGCGGCGGTCCACGCCGTCTATCCTAGTCCCCTTGCGGGGAAGTCAATTAGGCAGGCGTGATGCCTTCGTAATCGATGGCCGTGATGGTCACAGCCGTGAAGCCCTTGTTCGAGCCCTTGTCGTCGACCTTCGTAATCACCCCATTGAATGAAATAGAGGCCGTACCAGTAGGATAGGCTGACTTCGTATTGACCGTAAAGGCAAGAGCAGCCCCAAGAGTTGGCATATCCGTAGTTTTAGCAATACCTTCGATAGTAATCTCGCTCTTGCGGTCGTCCAAGCGGTGGGTCTTGGTGATGCCCGTTTCGTCGACCACCATGGCCTCCGAGTTGAAGGAGGACGAGAGGCTGTAGCTCTGGACGAAGAGGTTGGTGACAGTGCCCGCGATACCGTAGACGCAGGAGGTTCCGTTAGTGATGGCGGCCATTTGAATATGCGAGGTTTGGAAGGTTACGCGGCAGGCAGTACCACCAGCAGCTCAAAGGAGAAAGCCGTGGCCCAGGAGCGCTCGTCGATGCCCTCGTCCTCGGAGCCGATCGTGACGTCGTAGCAGGTCGCGTCGGTGCTGGTCACAAAGGCCGCCTTGATGCTGGTCAGGTCACGCATATTGCCGGACAGGGCGGCGCAGCGGGCCCGGTGGTCGGCGAGGGTCGTGTCGTCCGCGTTGGAAAACAGGGTGATGCGGACCGAGCAGGAGTAGTTGCCCTCGCCTTCGGGAAGGTCGCCAGGAGCCCGGGCGGAGTCGCAGAGCACGACGGCCTTGGGCAGGGTCTGGGTGGCGTTGCTATCCCCGGTCAGGAACGTGACGGTGGTCAGCCCGGTCTGGGTCGAGAGGTAGGTCGCGACAGTGGACTCGACGATGTGGCGGATACTCTTGGTGCCCATTTCCTTTGCCCGTTATGGGAGGTTTAACGGATTTTACCGTTGTTAAAGTTGCCAGCGTCTCGCTTGAGCATCTGTTCCGCGTCAGCCTCCATGCGAAGCATTGCCGTGGTATACACTAGCCCAAGGACATTGTTTTTCGAAGCCTTCTGATCTGCGTTTCCGATTGAGTTTCCGAACCTAAGCATGACGGCTTTGTCGGTCTTGTAGATGGTGTGAAAGTTATTGCCAGGGAACTTCTTCACATAGCCAGCCACGCCCTTACGACCGAAGTTTTGGTCAACGCCTTTCTTCTTAGGCTTAGGCAGAGCCTGCATGACATTCCACCAGCCGGACTTGAGTTTGCCGACTTCCGCCTGGCGTTCCTTGATATAAGCCTTCAGGTCGGCTTTGGACTCGACGAGGAACTTGCCCAAGTAGTCGCCGCGGCCCTTATCAATCTTGGTCTTCCCTTGGCGGGTCAGTCGCTTCATGCGGTTATGCACCGGGCGAAGGTCCGTGACCGTGGCGTTACCGGGTTGCCCGCTGGACTGGTTGAAGAAGTTCTGGGCCTTGCGGTAGGCCCGCAGCGTGTCGGAGTCGGCGATGATCTTATTCGGGATGATGGCGTCGAACTGGATGGCCTTGTCGCTGGCGGCCTGCATGGCCTTCGTGAACTCACCGAAGTTCCGGCGCTTCGCAGCTGAGGCGAGGTTGTTCAGGAGCATGGCCCCGGCGGCCTTGACCTTGTCGTTCTTGGCCACGAACAGGGAGTTGATGTCACGGTCGACGGCCCGCTTGCCCACTAGTTCAGCCTGCTTGGTTTCGCCTTTACCGCCGCCGTCTGCAAATGGAGGCGTAAAAGTGATAGCGTCGCGGCACATCAGGGCGGCTTCCCGCAGGGCGGCGTACTCGATGGTAAAGCCGACCTCCTGGGCGAAGGCGGTCAGCGCTCGGTTGAAGCTGATTACGTTATTATGTACCAGCCCCATCGGTCACTGGTTATCGTCGATGACGAGGAGCGTGACCCACGCGGAACCGGGCTTGTAGGTCTGGGTCGTGATGCGGACGGTCTTCCCTCCGGCCACGATCTTCTTGCCCTGGGCTAGGGACGGGATGACGGCACCCGAGGCGATGATGGCAGCCGATGCCCCCGTAGAGCCGTCTGGCTTCGTCCAGGAGGCCGTTACAGCGGGGAGCCTGACACTATACTGGGTCCGCTCCATATACCCCCCTGATTCGAGCACGGTGGCTACCGCAGGGTCGGAGATGAGGCAGGAGAAGGTGATGGCCCCGGAGTTGGCCGACCCGGCTACGCCGAAGTCCGCGATCATCTCCTTCGCGTCAGCCAGAAACTCAGAGTAGAGGCTCATCTGTATTTGCCCGAATTGGTAGGGCACAAAAAAGACCCCCATCTCTGGGGGTCTCGTTCGTAGCCTGGACTACCGCGATTAGGCGGCGGTCTTGAGGCGGTGCAGGGAGGTCGCGCGACCGACAGCGGCACCGAAGAGCAGCGTGGCGGTGACGTTGTAGTAGCCGCTCTGTTCCTGACCCATGAGGATCTGGACAGCGAGGCCGGTGTCGGCGTCGACAGCGTTGGCGACTTCGAAGCCCGGGATCTCCGACATCGGGAGAGCCGAGGCCACAGCGATGGCGTCAGCGCCGCAGGCGAAGCCAGCGAGGTTTTCGGCGTTCGTCGGGAGGCTGTTCCACTGGTAGACAGCGGCGCCAGCGAGGGTGCCGATCTGGCCGGAGGTCAGGATGCCGGCACCGAGGACGGAGTTGCCGATGATGGTCGCGTCGCCGAGGAGGCCGTTCGCGTAGGTCGAGTTCAGGATGAACGCGCGGGGTTCAGCGGCCTTGGCGGCGTCGAGCACGCCCTTGGCGGTGACGACTTCGGCGTAGCTGAGGGCAGCACCGGTGTCCACGCTCGAGGCGTAGTTGGCGTTCGTGATGAGGGCGCCGATTTCAGCGAGGCACTTTTCAGCGAGGGCGTTGGCGGCCGTCGGGACGAAAGCGTTCGAGAGGAACTGGGCGCCGTAGGACTTGACGTCGAGGGGCGAGAAGCGGGACGAGACCTTGAAGTGCTTCAGGGTGACGTTCGCGGCGGTGACGGTCGCGTCGTCCTGGGTGAGGTAGCCGCCGGTGGAGAACTCGGTGGCGGTGGACGTGCCGATCAGGGGAACCTGAACGGTCTTGCCGGCACCAGACTCAGCGGCGGTGAAGACGCTGGAGAAGGCGCGGAGCGCGGGGAGCTTGCCCTTGAGGGAAGCGATGACCGACTCGGCCAGGATGGACGGAGCGGCGACGATGGAGTTAGCCATGGTGTGTTATGATTGGGTGAGGGTTAGAGGGAAAATCAGAGAGCAGCCTTGATGATGGCGTGCTTGTGGGTCGCGAAGTATTCGTTGCGCTCCTTGGAGCCGACCGGGAGGGACATGAAGACCGCGAGATGGTCGACGGCCTCGGCGGACGGCTTGGCGTCGGCAGGGCTGATTTCGACCGGGGAGACGCCGACGGAGGCCACGATCTTTGCGGCTTCCTTGGAGGCGTTGACCTTGCTGGCTTCGAGGGAGGCGACCATCGCCTT